GTTCACCGCCCGTGACGGCGATGGCGGCGAAGTGCCGGCGGCCGTCACTGCGCTATGGCGGCCCCATCGCAGGATGCGGCTTTCCTGATGGCCGCCTCCATCCACACCAACCGGAGGCGAGTTTCCTGATGGCTGCCTCCACCCACGCCAACCGGAGGCAGCTATGACCGAATTCGCGGGAACGCTGCGCGAGCGGCTGGTGATCGAACGACCCGTCTCGCTGCGCAACGCGATGGGTTTGCAGGAACCCGGCTGGGAAGAAGTGTGCCGCTGCCTCGGCGCAGTGGTGCTCGAAACGGTGGGCGCGGAGAGCGAGGCCCAGGCGCTGAGTGCGATGCCGCGCTATCGGGTCACGATCCGCAAGCGCGACGGTGTCGCGCTCAACCAGCGGGTGCGCTGGAGCGGCCGGAGCCTGATGGTCCGCCAGTTGCTCGACGACCCGCGAACCAAGGATCGCATCGTGATGCGCTGCGAGGAGGTGCGCGGATGATGGATCGGCTCGTCACGCGCGGCGAACGGCTCGCCCGAAATGCGCAGCGGCAAATGGTGCACTCGGTCGCCGAGCGATTGCGAGCGATGTTCGGCGGCGCAGCGGTGGAGGTCGAGGAAGCGCGCGTGTTGGTGCGCGGGCGAGGGATGATCAAACGCTGGCTGATCGATCCGAGCCTGCGCTTCCTCAATGGAGGATTGAAATGAGCGCAGGCGCCGCGTTGCAGTCGGCGATCGCAGCCGCCCTTGCCAATGTCCAGGATCTGACAGGCGTGTTCGACGGCCCGCCGGCACGCGCTGCCTATCCCTATGCGGCGCTGGACGCGACGACGGAGAATGACTGGAGCCACAAAAGCGGCGACGGCCGCGAAGTCCTGATCGCGATCACGGTCTGGGATGACCAGCCGGTGCGGCTGCACCAGCTGGCAGACGAGGTCGAGGCGAACCTCAAGGAATTGGGCGGCGCCGACAGCTGGCAGCTGGTGACGATGCGGCTGGTCCGGAGGCGAGTGGTGCGCGACGTCGCTGGGCCATGGGCGGCGGCGATCGATTTCCGGGCGCGGATGCTGGCGCTGGTCTGACGCGCTCTCACCCTTCCATTGCTCCGCAGTGGGTCGCTCCCTCTTCCGCGAGGAGAGAGGGGCTTTCTTGTGAATCCGAAGGAGATGAAAATGGCGGCAGAGCGCGGAAGTGCGTTTTTGCTCAAGATCGGTGATGGCGCAGCCACACCGAGTTACGTCACGGTGGCGGGGCTGAGAACGACGCAGCTATCGATCAACGGCGATGCGGTGGCGATCACCAACAAGGGCAGCGGCGGCTGGCGCGAGTTGCTGTCCGGCGCCGGCGTCAGGTCAGTGTCGGTCGCTGCGAGCGGGATTTTCACGGGCAGCGGAGCCGAGGCGCAGGTGAAGGCGCTGGCCCTATCTGGCGCGCTCGGAAGCTATGAGCTGAGCTTCGAGAGCGGAGATCGGATGCGGGGCGATTTCCTTGTGACGCGCCTCGAATATGCCGGCGATTTCAATGGCGAGCGCAATTACACCCTGGCGCTCGAAAGCTCGGGCGAGGTGGTGCCGTTGTGAGTGTCCCGAATGTCCACCGTGGCGAGGCGAGCATTGAGGTCGGGGGCGAGCAATTGATGCTGCGGCCGAGTTTTGGTGCGCTGGTTGCGGCCGAGGAGGAGCTGGGATCGCTGTTCGAACTCGTCGAGGGCGCCGCCGAGGGCTCGCTGAAACTGGGTCAGATCGCAACCCTCTTCGATCATCTCTCGCGCGGGCGACCGGAAGCGATCACGCGCGAGCGGATCGGCGAGGCGGTGGTCGAGATGGGGCTGGCCCGAGTGACGCCGGCGCTCAAGCTGGTGCTGACACAGATCCTGCAGGGACGGTGACGTTCGGCGAATCGGCTGCGCGCCTGAGCGGCGCTGCGGCGATGGTGCTCGGCTGGCGTCCGACGGAATTTTGGGAGGCGACGCCGGCGGAGCTGGCGATCGCGCTGAACCTGTGGGGTGCCCAGGCCGATACCCCGGACCTCGCGACGATCGAAGAATTGAAGCGGCGTTTCCCGGACTGACGATCCCGGGGATTCGAAAAACAAGAAAGGTGGATCCCGGATCAAGTCCGGGATGACGAGGGTGTCATGGACGAGGAAATCGAGCGGCTGGTGGTCAGCGTCCGCGCCGACACCGCGGGTTTTGCGCGCGACGTTGCTTCGATGCGCGGCGAGCTCGAGGGGCCGCTGGTATCTGGCGCCGGGCGAGCGGGGCGGATGATCGACAATGCCTTGGCGCGCGCCATCACGACCGGGAAAGTCGGGTTCGACGATCTCAAGAAAGTCGCGCTTTCAGCAATGAACGATATCGCGCAGGCGTCGCTGCGCGGGCTGTTCAATTCGGTGGGTGGAAGCGGACTGGGATCCGGGATCATCAATGGTCTTTCGAGCCTGGTGGCCTCGCTATTCGGATCACCGGGGCGTGCAACCGGCGGGCCGGTGAGCGCCGGGCGATCCTATGTCGTCGGCGAGCGCGGACCCGAGCTGTTCGTGCCGTCGAGCGGCGGGCGGATCGAGCAAGTCGCCGGGAGAGGCCGCGATGTGCGGGTGGCGATTGCGATCCAGTCGCCGGCCCCGTCCGATCCGCAGGTGCTGCGTCAATCGAGCCGGCAAGTAGCGCGGGCGGTGCGCGCGGCGCTGAGGGAGGGGCAATGAACCTGTGGTTCACGCGCCCTGGAGCGAAGATCGTGCGCACGCACATCAAGCGCTTCGACCCCCTGCTGTGGACGGTCGATTTCCCGCGCGGGACCGTGGCGAGCGTCATCACGACGCCTGATGCGCATGGGCTGACCGTTGAGTGCGAGTTCCTGCGCAAGGGCGACCTGGTCGGGCTGATCTGGGACAGCGAAGACCAATGGGCGCACGCCGCACATGCCCGCGAAACGAGCCGCGATTATTCGCATTGCCAGCTGAGCTTCCACTGGGAGTCGAGCGGACTCATGGCGCTGGATGCGCTGAATGGGCCGACGCTCACGATCGAGGGAGAGGATGCGGTCGGCGAGCCGCGGACGTGGCTCGTCCGGTTGTGGAATTATGCGAGCGGGACACCCACCAGCGCCGACGTGACGCTCGACTTCGACGCGCTCGATGGCGGGTTTAGCCTGCCGGCGGATGCGGACCGGGTCGACCCGATGCGGATCGACCGGATGTTCATCAGCCTGGTTGCGCCGGGGTACGTCGAAGGCTCCGAGATGCTCTTCGGCGCGCCGATCGCGGGCTCGGTGACGATCAGCGACATGCGTTGCGACGGGTCGGGCAGCGTGCTCGTCGTCAACGACGCCGTGGTGCCGGAGCACAGCCTTCGCATCGCGACCGCGTACGACGATCTCTACAATGTTCCGCCCGAGCGCGTCGTCGATGCGGTGGAGCGGCTCGGCTATCGCGGGGTCATCAGCCACTACATCGGGATGAGCCATTATTTCGGGCTGACCGGCGCTGGCGAGCTCGATCCGGCACGGACCCTGAACAACGCGGCGCTCGCCTGGCACCGCGATCTGGCGAGGGCGGCAAAGGCGCGCGGGTACGAGCTGATCTGGTCGATCTCGTACGAGATCCTCGACATGCTCTGCCCCGGGGCATGGAAGCAGCGGTCGTATGACGGGAGCGCGGCGCTGACCGCGTGGGAGCCGCCGTCGGCGCTGGCGTCACCCGCGAACGGCGAGGCGATCGATTTCCTGAAGCGGGTCGCGCTCGAGCTGGTCGGAATATCGCGGGATGCCGGATTGCGGCCGCAGGTCCAGATCGGTGAGCCGTGGTGGTGGGTGAGGGCGGACGGAGCGATCTGTCTTTACGACGATGCGGCGAAGGCGGCGCTCGGTGGCGATCCGGTCGAGGTTGCGGATGTGCGCGGCAGCCTGACCGCGGCGCAGCTTGACCTGCTCGATGAGGCGGGTGCGCTGCTGGCGGCGTCGACGATGCTGATTGCCAACGCGGCGAGGGCGGCCGACGCCAGCGCGAAGACGCTGCTGCTGGTTTATCTGCCGACCGTGCTCGACCCAGCCGCGCCGGAGCTCAAGCGCGCGAACCTGCCGGTCGGCTGGACGAAGCCCGCGTTCGATGTGCTGCAGCTCGAGGATTATGAGTGGCTGACGAGCGGACGCGCCGGATTGCGCGAAGCGGCCTATGCCGAGGTCGAAGCGCGGTTGGGCTATGAGACAGCCGAGCAGCACTATTTTTCCGGCTTTGTCGCGGATGCAGTGGATCGGCCCCAATGGCGGTTGATCCTCGACGCCGCGGTCGAGCGGGCGAAGCGCGGCTGCAGCGAAGTCTTCCTGTGGGCATTGCCGCAGGTGTTGCGCGACAGCCTGACAATCTTTGGAAAGG